CTGTCGTGAGACAGACAAAGGAGCTTACCGGAAATGGCGACTGTTGCAGTTCAAAACATGCTGACCCTGCTTGAGTTGGCGAAAAATATCGACCCAAGAGGACAGCAGGCTATCGTCGCGGAGATTCTTACCAAAGTTAACAAAATTTGGGACGATATCCCGTGGTTCGAGGCAAACGACATCTTTTCCCACGTGACCGCTCAGGAATACTCGGAGCCGGAAGGCGAACTGAGAACTCTGAATGATGGCGTGGGCCTTGAGGATTCGCAGACCGTCAATATCCGCGATGTCCTCTGCATGATCGAGTCCTATTGCGATTCGGATATCGCGCTCGTGAACGCCGCTCCGAACCCCATGTCTTTCAGGAACGGTCGTGCCCGCCGCTTCATTCGCGGCATATCCAAAACCTTCATTACGAACCTGTTCTACGGGAACAACGGAACCGATCCCAAAAGTTTCAACGGGTTGGCTGTCCGTCTTGACGCACTGTCTCAGACCAATGTGGTTGACGGCGGCGGAACCGGTACGGACCTGACTTCGGTGTACGTCGTGCGGTGGGGCGAAGGCATGGCCAACTGCCGGTATCCTCGCGGCTCAGGCATCGGCGTTCAGCATCGGGATCTCGGAGAGGTAACGGCTGAAACCGCTGCGGGAAAGAAGTTTCAGGCGTACCGCGATTGGTTCAAGGTCCACGGCGGGCTGGTCGTGGAAGACGACAAGTGCATAGGCCGGTATGCCAACATCGAGTCGGCCGGGGCGTCCAACACGTTCGACGAAGACTATCTTATCGAGCTCATGAACCTGATGAGCGCCGATGACGACTGGTCCGGCGCTGCAATCTACTGCAACGCCACCGTTCGAACGCAAATGGAAATCCGGGCCAAGGACAAAACCAATGTCAATTATTCGTTTAGCGACGCTTTTGGCGCCGGGCCGGTACTCACCTTTCGCGGGGTTCCGGTGCGGTTGTGCGAAGCGATCCTGAACACCGAGACTGCGATCAGCTAGGCGCGGGAAGGGGGAATACCATGTCCATTATGGACGTTTTTGGAATTTTTTCGGATGAGCAGGCTCTTACCGCGACCGCAGACAGCGAGACCACGCTTGATTTCGGCGCGGGCGCGGATGCCTGGGGCGCTGCAAAAGCCGCTCCCGAACTGGCCGACGGCAAACCGCTTTGGCTGAACGTCATGGTTCAGACCGAGTTGGATTCGGCCGGGGATAAAGCGACTCTCACCGTGGCGCTGGCAACGTCCACCGACAACAGTTCGTTCTCGAACAAGTTGGCGACGGCGGCGATTGCAGAGGCGAGTCTCATTGCGGGGTATTGCATCCTGGCGGTGCCGCTGCCCACTGGTTTGTCGCGGTATAACAAGCTGATCTATACGGTCGGCACGGAGAATTTCACCAGCGGAAAGATTTCCGCGTGGATCGGGCTCGAACCGTATAAGGCGGCGTAAGGAGGATTTATGCCGAAAGTTCGTTGCACTGGATACTGGTGGTTCAACCGCACGTTGTATAAGGCCGGGGCGGAACTTGACGTTCCCGAGGGCACTTCGGTCCCGCGAGGTTTTTTCGTGGACGGCAAGGAAATCCCAAAGCTTCCCCGGAAGAGCGTCGTGGACGCCACCAAGGACGCGACCATCGAGCGCCTGAACACGGAGAATGCAGAACTCCGGGCGCAACTAAAAGCCAATCAAGACAAACTCGCCGCTCCGGCGCGAAGCCGGAAGGGTGATTTTCTGTAGGGGGTGAAACATGGGTGTGAAACT